TTATGCTATTGCTAAAGCATGCCAGTATCATGGTGTAGACTTTAAATGTTTTAAATATATAAGTGATAGTGCAGATGAAAATGCCAGTAAAGAGTGGCATGAAACTGTGGCAAACGGAGAACCTTTCTACATAGAGAAATTAAATGGCTAAGACACCTCAAATACCTCTAGCAGAAGTTATGAAAGCCATTGATAAAAAAGATAGACAGTGGTATAATCGATTAACGGTTGAACAAAAGAAAGCATTTAGTGCTTGGATGATGATGAGGTATGCCAGCACAGTAAGAGGTTCCAAAGCACCGGATTATTTGTGGATGGTAAACGAATGCATCAATCACAAGTTTTCAGATATCAGCAAAAACCATCCAGAACTACAATGGCTGTTATTCACTGTTTGTGGGCAAGGTAAATTGGAAAATCATGAATATATAAAACCTCCTAATGCAAGAAAAAAGAAGAATAAGGTATTTGAAGCATTGTCCGATTTGTTCCCTCACTTGAAGAATGATGAAATTGAATTAATGTTAGCCTTAAACTCTTTAGAAGAAATAAAACAGTACATGATAGATTACGGTATGTTAGATACAGAGGTCAAAGAGATATTTAAAAAATGAAATGTAAATGGTGTGAAAAAGATTTTATGAGTGAAAGAACTTTGTCTGCTCACATGTGTGTAAAAAAACGCAGATGGGCTGATAAAGATATGAGCCATATCAGACTTAGCCACAGAGCATTTCAAATGTTTTATGAGATGAACACCAGTGCAAAACAATCTAAAAGCATGGAAGATTTTATCAGAAGTCAATATTATGAAGCATTTGTAAAATTTGGTAGAGCATGCCAAGTTAACCAATGGTTAGAACCTGAAAAATTTACAGAGTGGCTAATTAAAACTGGCGTTAAATTAAAGCAGTGGACATCTGATTCTCAGTACGAAAAATATTTAAAAGAATACGTCAAAAAAGAGCCTGGGTTAAAAGCACTTGAACGTACAATTATGTATTTGTCAGAATGGAGCAAAGAATCTCAAATAGATTGGCAAGATTATTTTGATAAGGTACCAAGTACAAGAGCAGTTTATGATATACGATCTGGTAAAATTAGCCCTTGGGTAATATATTTGAGTAATACAGGAGATCAACTCCTAACTAGATTAAATGATGAACAGGTTGCTATGATCGATCATATCATAGAACCAACTTTTTGGATGAAGTTATTCCAACAAAATAAAGAACAAGTTTCCGAAATTAAAACAGCATGTTTAAAAGCAAACATATAAAGGACAACAAATGAAAGTAAAATTAATCAGTTACAGCCAAGCACCAGAAAGTGCAGACAAAGAATCTGCACTGGATCTTATTGCTTATTGTGCAAGAGTAAGTAATCCGGATAATCAGAACAACAAAGAAACAAGCGAAAAACTTGTTAAGTATTTAATGAAGCACAAACACTGGTCACCATTAGAGATGGTGTCAGCATGTTTGGAAATTGAAACAACCAGAGACATTGCTAGACAGATTCTAAGACATAGAAGTTTTAGTTTCCAGGAGTTTAGTCAACGTTATGCAGACCCTACAAAGGACTTGGACTTTGAAACTAGACAAGCAAGATTGCAAGATCCTAAAAACAGACAAAACAGCATAGAAGCAGACAACGATGGTTTAGAAATTGAATGGCATAAACGCCAAAGAGAGGTAATTAAAGCCGCCACAGACGCATACAACTGGGCTGTAAGCAACGGTATTGCCAAAGAGCAGGCAAGAGCAGTACTACCAGAAGGAAACACTGTAAGCCGCATGTACGTGAACGGTACACTCCGTAGTTGGGTTCATTACATTGAATTACGAGGCGCTAACGGCACACAAAAAGAGCATATGGAAATTGCCTGGGCAGTAGCAGATGTTATTTCAGAAATATTTCCATTAGCAGAGGAGTATAAAGGTAAAGATCTATGAAACGCAAAGAGCAAATGTATTTGATTACCATGGAAGAGTGTGCAGAACTCAGTCAAGCCTGCAGTAAAATGATTCGCAGTGGTGGTAAGGAAAAATATTTGCAAAATTTACGTGATGAAGTTGGTGACGTAATGACCATGATTGAGATACTTAAAATGAGTGGCATAGTCACTGACCAACAAATTAAAGATAGAATGAAAGTAAAAAGAGAAAAACTGCTCAAATGGAGTATACTGTTCAGTGAAGATGACGAAGATTGATTTTGATGTAGACATTGATATGGCAAACAGAGATAGACTGTTAAAGTTTATTGACTGTATTCCTGCCAGCATCGAAAGGGAAAACAAGTTCGAAAAGCATAACACTGGAGTCTACTTGCAACCAATACCTAGTTTTCCTTTAGAAGGTTACAGTACTATTGATCATAAAAAAGCAGAAGAGTTAGGATATTTTAAAATAGATATTTTAAACAACCATATCTATGAAAGTGTAGAAAATGAAGCACATCTTAACAGTCTAATTGGAACAGAGCCTTTATGGGATTTGTTTGGTCATAAAGAAATTGTTGAGCAATTATTCCATATTAATAATCACTGGGACATAGTGAAGCAACATCCTCCTACAACGATAGAACAATTAGCAATGATTCTTGCAATGATCAGACCAGGTAAACGATATTTGGTTGGTAATAGTTGGCAAGTGATTGAAAAAGAAGTATGGGAGAAAACAGACGAATACTTCTTTAAGAAAAGTCATGCTATGGGTTATGCGTTAGCAATCGTTGTACAATTGAATTTAATTTGTGAAAAAATCAGTAAGGGATCTAAGTAGTCTTTTTGACCAATTGAATACTTCTTCTTTTAATTCTTTTCTTTAAAATATTCTGCATACTGGTTACTGGACCAAATAATATTTCTGTTTCTTTAAGAATAAATGTTCTTACACAGTGTCTAAAATCTTGCATTTCTTGAAATAGAAAAACATCAATAGGTAGCATACGATTACTTTCCCACCACCATAAGTCGCCACATTCTAACATACTTTTCTTTTCATATTCATTTTTACAACAATCAATATCGTAAAAACTTATGATTTGGTTATCTGTATTTTGTACTATTCCTACATATTCTGTGTCGTTGTACTTAATGCCTGTTAAGAAAGGAAATTTTTCTGTTAAATTAGTTTCATTAGTCATCAAAGATATTTATAACCAATCTAGATAAATATACTACAAAGATGGTATAATATATGTCCTACGGTAGCAGTCATACACTATATATTTTAGATAACCAAACAATAGATTTGGTGCTAACTGCCGATGGAATTAAAGTGGATAACAGACCTATGAATCAGAAAAAATTAGTCATACATAAAGGATTTAATAACAAATTAAGTTTTTTTGTGAGAAATAGAGATAGAGCATTACAAAGTTTAAGTGGAAAAACACTGTATGCAAGTGTGATAAATCCTAATACTAAACGTAGAGTGATGTATAAACAACTGAGTTTGGTAAACAGTGGTACTACTGGCGAAGCATCTCTAGATTTAGTTTCAGGAGATATTAAAGATTTGACACCAGGTTTGTATCAAATTGCAATCAGTGAAAGCAGTGATAGCGGTGTCACAGAGTATCCTTTATATGCAAACCAAAACGATAGAATTATAACAGATTTAGAAATAAAAAGTAATTTAGAATACGAACCAGTTCCAACACAAGAAAAAACTTCTTTTACCCAAACTGCCAATGTTGCATTAGGTGACGATTCAAATGTGTTTGTGTCATCTGCAATGTATGGAAATCAAGATCAAAACTTTAGACATAGCAGACACACCATTGCATTATACATGTCAGATTTTGTAGGTAATGTTTATGTACAAGGCAGTGCATTAGAATCTGCACCTACCCAAGAAACAGATTGGTATGACATTGATGTACAAGGCGATTTTGGTCAAACAAGAATACCTTATACAAGTGCATTTGATGGAGTTGATCCTTTTAATTTTGTTGTAAACACAAATTGGATTAGAATTAAATTTGATCAAACGTCTGGTAGTGTTGATAAGGTATTACTTAGAAATTAATCATTGACTTTCCTTTAAATGATGTTATAATACAACTATGCATCATCACGAACTAGTAGATTCAGTACACAGGTTGATCATGGATAGATTGCCTATTTCCTCTGGGAAAACTCCTAGCGGCTGGACCACATTCAATTGCCCTATGTGTACTGATAAACGTAAACGTGGAGGCATTATTCAAAGTAATGCCAAAATTAGTTATCATTGTTTTAATTGTAATTACACTACTGGTTGGGCACCTAGTTCTAGGTTAGGTACAAGATACAAAAAATTAGCAGAAGCATTAGGTGCTTCTACAACAGATATACATGAAGTTGTACTGAATCTGATGAAGTTTGGTGAAGAACTGGATACATCGGATAATGATAACACATACGTTTATACTGCGGCAAATTTTGATGCTGTGTCTTTACCTAAAACAGCACAGTTGGTAGAAATGCTACCAGACGATCACAAAGTAAAACAATATGCTCAATCTAGAAATTTGTTAGGTTGTTTTCCTCTGTTGTATTTTGATGATAATTTATACAAGTCTAGATTGGTAGTACCTTTTATGTACAACGATCAATTGGTTGGATGGACAGGCAGACACATCAACCCACCCGATAAAGAAACACCTAAATACCTTTTGAATCTTCAACAAGGATATGTTTTTAATGTTGATAAATTTGTTGACAGTGATAGAGATTTTGTTGTAATAACAGAAGGTGTGTTTGATGCAATATTGATTGACGGAATCAGTGTGTTAGGTAACAATGTTACAGCAGAGCAAGCACATCTAATAGACAAATTGAACAAACGAGTAATATTATGTCCTGACAGAGATAGTGCAGGTAAACAATTAATTGATCAAGCAGTAGAACTGGGTTGGGAAGTCAGTTTTCCTACATGGAGTTCAGATTGCAAAGATGCCGCTGATGCTGTAGCCAAATATGGTAGACTATTAACACTGAAGTCTATTATAGACAATGCCACAGATAACAAAGTAAAAATTCAAGTAAAGGCAAAAATGTTATGAGAAAATTAGCAGAATGGTTAGATATATGTAAAGAACACTGGAAAGAAATTTTTGCATTATCTTTCGGATTTCATTTGCTTACAGACTGGATTGTGTTTCTAGCAGGTTACATGTTAGGTAAAATCACATGAAGTTGTTTGTGAATGGTTGTAGTTTTAGTGCTGGGCACGATGATGTACACACTGAATCCGGAAAATTGGCTTCCCCCGGCGATTATGTTTGGGCAAATACAATCAAAGATAATTTCGATCAAGTAACTAATTTGTCTATTGCGGGGTCTAGTAACGATAGAATTGTGCGAACCACAATTGACTATTTTGAGCATAATAGTTCACAAGATATAATAGCAGTTATACAGTGGACATCGCCTTTTAGATTCGAACAATATGTACCTACATTTAAAAATTGGATACAGTTCTGTAATATCACAGACCCCCAAGGTTGTGCTATTCATTGTGATGATGGAAAAGTTTTAGAAAAGATATTAAAATCTAAATGGTCAGGTTATTTTCAATCCATAGTAAAAGATCAAATAGATGTAACCAGATCTGTAAACGATTATGTTATTAAATATATCAAAAATATTTTAGTACTAGAGTGCTTTTTAAATTTAAAAGGTATTCCTTATGTTTTTACATCAATGTCATCTAACACACATGTTCCTAATATGTCTGGTTCCACAGAGTTTGAACAAAATTTAATGTCCCAGACAGATTTATCTAAATGGACATCTAAACCTTTATCGAGTTATGCGGGTAAAAATGTGATCAGTGAAACTGACACTCATCCTAACCATCAAGGACATGCAGATATTGGCAAAATGCTTCTAAATAAAATACAGGAAAATTCAAAATGAATCTACTTGTAAATGGTTGTAGTT